GACGTTTGCTACATGGGGTAAGGCTTGTGCCGATTTCAACAAGGCAGAGGATCGCAACGAAAACCCGCCTTGGTGGCAAAAGACTTTCAAAGGTTCCGACGAAGAAGAAGCTATTATGATCTGGAACCAGCGGCGGAAGATGGATGAAATGCGCAAAGCTTTGAAAGATGAGATTAGCTTTTACTATGGGCCAAGCGCATGGGAAGAAATACTGCGCATCGAAGCAGAGCAACGTAAGCGCAGAAAGCAAGAGGCCTATGAGCGGCAGGAGTTCATAGATAATGTCATTAACACAGTTATTGTTATTGTTACTATTGCTGTGGTATCTGCTGTCGCTTTTGGTTTGGTTTATATCCTGAAAGAGCGGGGTGTTTTATGATCTATGTGCTTTTGTTTCTTGCTTTAACTGACGGTGAGCTAAAGTTATATCAAGTTGGTGGGACATATCCTAACAAAGTAGATTGCGACAAAGAGCGTATTAAAGCATCTGCGCTGCTGCGGAACGGTACAGGCTTATATTGCGTTGAGGTTAATAGAAATTAGTAGGCGTAGGTGGGGAGTTTTGACCGACGACAATAAATTGGTTATCATTACCCACGATAGACGGATAGCGAAAGGATACATGGAATGGCTAAGACGTTCATCGACGACTGGAAAATCATCCCACGCCTAATGATGCTGGCGGTCACTGTACTGACCTACCAGAGCGTGCATTGGTATATGGGACTAGAGGCACCTACAAACGGACAAGCTGGCCTTGTAAGCGTTTGTATGGGCGCACTGACTGGATGCTTTGGCATCTGGATGAATAAGGAAGTTAGCTAATGATAGGTCAGATTGTATCAGCTATTGGCGGACTAGCTACGAGCTACATCGATGGCAAGACTGCGGTGCAAAAAGCAAACGCTGAGATTAAACTAAAGCAAGCCACTGGTGAGATTAACTGGGAACAGTCTGCTATTGAGGCTAGTAAAGACAGTTGGAAAGACGAACTGTGGACAATAGTTTTTGTTTTAATTCTTGTTGCCAACTTCATACCTTCTATGCAGGATGTAATGGCACAAGGGTTTGCTAATTTGGAGACAACACCACTATGGGTTCAATGGGGAATGTACGCTTCAATAGCGGCCTCGTTTGGAATCCGCACGATGCGGGGATTAAAGAAATGAGTAAGTTCAAACTAAGTAAACGCAGTCTTGGTAAACTTGAGGGTGTACGGCCTGACCTTGTTGAGACAGTAAAGCTTGCAATCAAGTTAACTCGTGTAGATTTTGGAGTGACTTGCGGCTTGCGTACTATTGAGGAGCAAAAGAAATTAGTAGCTGCTGGACGCAGCCAAACAATGAACAGCAAACATATTCCACAGGGTGATGAGTACTCACATGCTATTGATGTACTCGCCTATGTTGATGGCGAGGTGTGCTGGGAACTAAATGTTTATGATGAGATATGTGATGCAATGGCAGCGGCAGCCAAAGAAACTGGCGCGTCAATCAAGTGGGGTGCAGCGTGGAGCGAAGGTGATATTCGCGCGTATAAAGGCACGGCTGAAGATGCTATGAACGCTTACATTGACCTGCGAAGAAGTCAGAATCGTCGTCCATTTTTAGATGGACCTCACTTCGAACTTATGAAATAAGATTCTGGGGGCGGTGCTTGCTCAAGGCATACATAGTAGTCCGACACTATACGCCCCCACGATCAATCTAATCCTCTACGTTTACGCGCTTGATTTCGGGACTCGCCATATCGAGGGCGACCCCCTCTCTGCGCTTGCGCTTTCAACTGGTCGTAGTTGGAACACGACATAGATTGAAGCTTTCTATTTTCACTGCGTTCTTTTAGAGCCAACGCTTTCATACGTTGACCTAATGCTTCTTCTAGCTCTTCAGCTTTGGTCATTTGTTTTTTGCCCCTGCTTTTTAACAGGCCAATGAATGTTGTTTAGTACAATGAACCTGTTGAGTGTTTGCAATGTCACCCCAAGTCTTTGCGCTGCTTGGGTCTGTGTTAAACGAGATTGAGCAAGCGTTTCCACTTGCTCTATCCGTTCTTTGTGTTGGCGTTCTCGGAGTGCGTACCAACTAGAATGGGATTTCGTCATCTAGCGGCTCCTTTGATCCTGCTTGTTGACCTCCAGTTTTTTCTGAGATTTGCAAGGACATGTAGTTGTTGCCATCTTTATTACGCTTCCAACCTGCGATGCGCATGTTCTTGTTGGTCGCGTAGTCTTCGACTGGCCCTGCGTAATCAGGCCGTGAAGGGTTATCCCCTTTGTCCTCTTCGAATAAGACTGCGACCTTCTGGTATACTTCGACAAGACGCTTACCGTTTTTGGTTTCGTCTGCCACCAATACCACCTTGCGATCATTGCCTTCGATGTTCATCTTGCCTTGCAAGATCATCCGCATTGTATCGAAAGGTTTGAACGCTGCACCTGAGTTGGTGTTATCATAATCTGCCATGCTTCTGGCTCCTTTTAGAATAACTCGATTTGATCCGAGTCGTTGGGTTGAAACTTAATGTCTATTAATTGATAGTCTTGACCGCCAGTTTTTGATTTGAATACTTGGCTTACTGGCTTAAGAGTTTTTAATTCTTCTACAGAAACTATCATTGACTCACCGCCATGAATTATTTTCATGCCTCCTTGCTGTATAGCTTGGTCAGCTTCGTATGTTCTGATCGATACGAACTGACCTTTCCATAATTTTTTTACTTCTTTTGTTACCAACTAGAACCTCCACTTTTACTATCGGCTGCATACTTGTTTCCATTAACTCCTTTGTTTAATTTTCTGCATGTTTTTGCGAAGGGCTTTGCAACATTTTACCTCTATCATTCTAACTCCATTAGGGCTTAATCCTACAATTTCGCCGATCTCTTTTAGAGTCTTACCTTCTTTTCTTAGTTTAAAGATAAGCCAATTCCGTTTGCTTAGGTCTTTTGCATTAACCTTTGCGCAATGTGCTTTGTAATCTGCAATAGCCATGCGCATTGCATTTTGCCACAAGTGATATGGAACACCCTTTGTGACAAACTGCGCATTGCTTTCTACTGGCATTACCAACCTCCCTTAGACTGACCACTATCAGCTGCATACTTGTTGCCATCCATCTCCCCAAGGAAGACATCGGCATTACATCCAATGTGTGACAGTGCTTTGGTCAAGCCATCGGTCACTGCCATCTTGGGTGCGTCTTCGTTCATGCGGTTCTTTGCCATATCGTAGAACTTACGACAGCCAGTGAACGGCCCAAACCTATGATGGTTGTCTGTATGCCAGACAGCCACATGTGCAAACACTGCCATGTCTCCGTTGGCTGTTGTTACAGTTTCTATTCTGGAATCCCAACCCCAACCCAAACCGATTGGCCCAAATTGTTCAGTCATCATTCTTACCTGATACTGTGGATCGATGGCTGTGAATGAGCGCGAGCCGAAGCTTACTTTCTTTAGATATTTCGGGTCTGATTTGGACAGTGAATTCCATATCGTTAAGTTTTCTTTTGTCATGGCTGAATCTCCTTTTCTTTGCCATATTTTCGTTGAGCTTTCGCTCGTTTCTTTCCGTGTGCCACTTACCTTTAGCCATTACTTGTTCCGCTTGGTAATGCGCAGCGCACCACGCTTGTCACGTTTCACTGTGACTTGATCGCAGAACACTTCACGCTCATCGCTACCGACCATGTTCTTCAGGTCTTTCTTTGCGTTCTCGAACATGCGGTTCTGTTCATAGCCGTTCACATATGTTACGGCTGCATCAACGAACATGTTGTCTTGCGACGCATCACGCACCACCATCTGATCAATGGGTATGCTCATGATGTCTACCTGCGGAACCTCGAAGCCTAGCGGCTCACGATCCTCCTCGACGTGCCGCCAGAAGTCAGCGATCACAGCAAGCATATTGATTGTGTAGTCACCATCATATGCAACGTGTGCGCTTTCCCATTTGTTGTTGCCAAAGAACACAGAAAAGTATGCACCTTTCTTCTGCGCAAGCCACATGTACAATTGTATCTGCGGCATATACCACTCGATGACACCATCCATATCGTTGAACGCATTGGTGTGCTTAGCTTCAACAACAGCATCACCCCACATAGCATCGAGTGTTCCTTTGATTGGAACACCCACATCTGTTGTGCGTTCTAGTTCTTGTTGTTGATGATGCAGTATGCAGTCATGCTCTTGCTCGAACCAAGCCAAGTTAAAATTTTCAGTGTACGTACCCATCTGCACCGCAAGGTTGCGGCTCAAATCTTCGGGCAAATTGCGACCAGTTTTGATGCACCATAGATCATACCAATCACCTTGCATAATCTTAACTGCATCGCTGCCACCAATAAAGCCTTGTCTATTCATAGTTTTTCCTCCTCTATAAAAACTACTATCATCATTTGTTTACAGGTGCAAGATATTTTGCGAAGTCTTCGTCAGAAACTAAACCTGTTTCTATGACTTGCTGCCGCCAACGAGAGTTGGGATTGAGCAGATAGTCAGGGATAGGATCGCCACGCATTACACGCTTGGCATAGATCATATCAGTCTTGTCGGCTGCGTAGTTCACAGTAACATTGGGAACTGCAATGGCGCGTGAGTAATCCTTAACACCATCGACTGTTGAGTTGATAAACGTTTTGATCGAAGGCCATGCTCGCGCTCCATGGTTGGCGCGGACATGTCCATCGATCTTGATGAGCGTTTGTTCAAGATCAACTTGCTCGAACTGTGCTGGAATCTTATTGTTCACATCTTGAACGATAAGCTCCATCTCTTCACGCAGTGTGTCATTGTCCATGCCTGATGGTGGTGTGTACCGTTTGAGTATCTTCACTAGCCATGTACCAATGATGCGTTTACGATCTTCGAAGTTCATGACTTGTCCTCCAACTTGTTAGGCATATCCCACACCAAGATTTCTTTGAGGCGATCCGTATTGGTGGATGCCTGTGGTGCAACGTCATCGATGTCATCATCCCAACGCTCACCGTTAAGCCACGTAGTCGGGTGCGGAATATATTGTTTTTCCTTCCCCTCTACTGCGGCTGCAAACTTCTTGACTGCATCGATGATGGTTGCTGGTTTTTCTTTGCTGCACGCTTTCTTAAAGGCAAGGCGTGCATGACCCTTGGCAACTTTTCGTGGATACAAATCCCAGAACTCATCGAAGGGTAGTGTCTGTGTGACACCCGAAGGTAATATATATTCTTCTAAGTTAATTATATTATTACCTTTGTGTGTCTGTGTGACACTAGTTTTGTTTGCCATGATCTCCTCCTTCACAATGGTAAATTGATATAGACTGGGGCGACCCTTGCCGCCCGAGTATCTTTCAATGATGTGATTTTCTACACACCAATTCAACGCACGAATGACGGATGATCTGGACATGCACCCAAGCGTGGTTAAACGCTCGATGCTTGGGTAGCATGTCCCAGATGATCCAGTATGATCCGCTAAGATACATAGAATTAACTTGATCTGTGCGTTAGGTACTTGCCAACGCAGTACTTCACGTAGTAGTAATTCATTATACAAACGAAAGCCTCATTCGTTTTTATCTCTATACTCCTTGCAGGGTCGGCTATCTCCTCATTGCGCCGACCCTACTTTTTTTCCTCAGGCCTCCACAGTACTAGACTTGAAGTAATATGTCACACGTTTTCCATTTATTGTGCGCACATATTTATCTATCGGATAGCCTGTTAGCTTAAGTTCATACACACGCGCAGCCAATCGCATTGTGCCAATCATATTGAGCGCATCGATGGGTGTGATGTGCGTACCTTGATCCAAGATATTCTTAAGCATTTTGTTCTGTGTCTCTGTTTGCATCTTTATCTCCTAACAATTCTGCAAATAGTTCTGCTGGCATGATCACGATTGTCTGCGGCTTGCCAGTCTTCCGCTTATAGATTGCCATGTCACGCCCATCGAGAACGGTAAACGGACTTGGGAATCCTGACTTATCTCTATACTTAACTTCAGTTACCACATGGCGTCCGTCCAATGTGGCGTGGATATCTCCTGACCACTCGCCTCCGAGTGATCCTGAGAGGGGGACTCGCTTGGCAGGGATTCCGATTGAGTTGAGCCAATCGGTAATCTTTCGCTCGTGGTAACTTCCCTTTGACTTATTTTTGTTTGCCATCTGTCTGCCTCATAACAATCAATACAAATAGTGTGATACGTAGGGGGTTTCACACTTGCTAAAACTTGAACAAAGAACTCGGATTCAAGTTCACATGCATCACATTTATAAGTCGCTCGACTCAGAACCTTTCGGGCAGATTTTGATCTCAACGCCAAGTGCATCTAACCAGCACGTTAACATGAACCCAGATGGCACACGTTTGTAC